GTATTCCATAAGGCATACAATTCAGAAACTAGAATAACCTGCTTACAAGGTGGAACAAGGTCTAGTAAGAGTTATTCTCTTGCTCAATTATTTATAGTTAAATGCTTAGAAGATACAGGAAAAACATACACGATCTGTCGTAAAACATTACCTGCATTAAAAGCTACTGCATATAGGGATATGCTTCAGATTCTAAAAGAACTAGATTTATATACTGAAGAAAAGCACAATAAATCAGAACTATCTTATCAGCTTAACGGAAACTTATTAGAATTTATTTCTGTAGATCAACCACAAAAGATTCGTGGTAGGAAGCGTAATTGCTTATGGCTAAACGAAGCAAATGAATTTACCTATGAAGATTGGCAACAGCTTATATTAAGAACAACAGAAAAGATATATTTAGATTACAATCCTTCAGACCCCTATTCTTGGATTTATGACAAAGTAGTAGTTCGTGATGATTGTACTTTTATTAAATCTACATATAGAGCAAATCCTTTTTTAGATGAAGATACTGTAGCAGAAATAGAAAGACTAAAAGACCTAGACCCTGACTATTGGCAAGTTTACGGATTAGGTGAAATTGGTTCTATCCAGACAATGATATTTAGAAAGTTTGAATTAGTAGATGAAGTGCAAGGAAGATTAATTGGCTATGGATTAGACTTTGGATTCACAAATAGTCCATCTGCTCTGGTTGCAGTATATCAAGCTGATGATAATTTATACATTAAGGAAATGCTTTATGAAAAGAGATTAACGAATACCGATTTAGCTAATAAGCTAAGAGAATTTAGAATAGATAGACAGTCAGAAATAATAGGTGATTCAGCAGAACCTAAAACTATTGAAGAAATATATAGACAAGGGTTCAATATAAAACCTGCTAAAAAAGGTGCAGGAATACATTTAGGGATTGATATAATGAGAAGATATAAATTGCATATAACTAAAGATAGTTTAAATGCTATAAAAGAATTTAGAGGTTATAAATGGGCAACAGATAAAAATGGTGATGTATTAAATACACCTGTTAAGATCAATGACCATTTAATTGATGCAACTCGGTATCTATGTTTAAATAAACTTAGTGTTAACCATTCAGGTAAATACTATATATTGTAATGAAAAACAAATTATGAACTTTTATATTTATTAGTAATGAAAGAGGTTAAATTAACAATACCTGATAAGTGGGCAGATATAACGATAGAAACTTATCAAAAATATGTAAAGATACAAGAAGGCAAAGGAAGTGAGAAAAAGAAGGTTGTAAGCAGTTTAGCTTTATTATGTGGCACTAGCCCATTTATAGTAAAGAAAATGGCTTACAAGGACTTATTAGAGATAATGGGCATCATTAAGAATCTAATAGATACTGAACCTGACAAAGAAGAATTTAAAAAGACCTTTATGTTTAATAATGATGAATATGGATTCTGTCCTAATCTTAGTAATATAAGTACAGGAGAATATATAGATTTAGAATCATATTGTAAAGATCCTATTGAAAACTTACATATTATAATGAGTATTTTATATAGACCAATTTCATTTAAACGTGGTGAAAGGTATGCAATAGAAACATATAACCCTGATGAATTTAAAGAGGAATTATTTAAAGACTGTCCAATGGATGTAGCATTAAATAGCTTAGGTTTTTTTTTGACTTTAGGAGAAAGATTAGCGAAGACTTCGCACAGCTATTTGAAAGCACAGGAAACGACACAACAAAAGGCGTAAGTATGCAATCTAAGTGGGGGTGGTATAACATCCTCTACAGCTTATCTTCAACCATATTAGACATAGATAAAATAACAAAATTACCTATACTTGAAGTATTAACCTATTTGGCATATACGCAAGATTATAACGCAAAGCAAAATAATAACTATGATAAGTTTTAGAAACGTACTTGGATATTTAGAAACAATAGCAGAAAAGCATTTAATGATAAATAGCTTTCATTCTGGATTTATGGATGAGGTGGATATAAATAAACTTGGTGCTACAGATTATGTTATACTATATGCAGAACCTGGCACAGCTACAATAGATAAAGGCGTAATGACTTATTCATTTACTATTTATGTATTAGATATGATCAATGAAGAAGTAGGTGATGCACCTAATAAAGAAAGACTAGGAAGGGTAGATACATTAAGTGAAAATCTAAATATCTTACAAGATGTTATAAGCGAATTCCATAGAAGTCTATATTCTACAAGTTGGGTTGATGGTGAAGTATTATTAGATTTACCAATATCAGCAGAACCATTTACAGCAAGATTTGATAACCTTCTAACAGGTTGGTCTGCTACTATTAGTATGGAAGTTAACAATCCTAATAACCTTTGTATCGTTCCTGTAACAGCTAACTCATAATGGAATTTAAAAACACTATACAATCATTACAGAAACTAGGTGGAAACGTGGTTAAAGAAGGTCGTGGTATTCTTAAAAACTTTAAGCCACACAGCAAAATAGCTAGTGGTACTTTATATAACCAATTTGATTATATAGTTACAAGCAGTAAAGATAGCGTAACCTTAGAATTTGAGTTTGGTAATGCAGAAGATTATTGGCAGTTCGTAGATGAAGGTGTAAGGGGTGCTGACCCAAGTAAACACGAGGGTAGACCTAGAGCAGCAAAATCACCATTTAAGTATTCAACTAAAATGCCACCAAGAGGAATTATTGATAGATGGATAGTTAAAAGAGGATTAAAGGCAGCTAGGGATAATGGTAAATTTATTGAAAGAAAAAGTTTAGCCTTTTTAATACAAAGAGCAATATATCAAAAAGGTTTACAAAGAACACAATTCTTCACAAGACCATTTACAACACAATTAAAAAAACAAGAGAATAAAATACTACAAGCATTTGCTGATGACTTAGAAGTAGAATTAAAAAAAACATTTAAAGATTAAACTATGGCAATAGGAACAATATCATTTCAACAAACACCTGTATTATCTTCAGCTAAAAGACCTGCTATCACTAATTGGACACCGATAGTACCTTATTCAGTAAGGCAGACTAGTATTAGTGGGTTGTTCTATTTTAAGTTTATATTAGAAGTAAGGATAACAGATGCTTCAGGAACATTATTAGGAAAAATAAAACAGAAGAAAAGTCCTGCCGTTACAGGAACAACAAATGTTACTGCTGTATTTGATTTAAGAGATATTGTTAATACTCAGCTAGAAACTCAAATGGCAGACTATAACGATACTACTAAAAGCATACATACACTAGGTGTAAATGATATAGAAAAACCATTTAGTCAAAACACAAGTCAGCTTCTAGCAATATATGTAAAAGCATATCAAGAGTATTCTAGTTCTGCTACAGCCTCACCAACAGCAAATACAGGTGAGAATGTAACCCAAACTCTTTATTATATTCCTGCTTCATTAGACCTAAATACAGCAAGGGGAACTGAGTATTTTCAAACCACAGGAATTGAAGATTATAAATTAAAAGATGTTTCTAAAAGGGTATTTAGTGATGTGGCATCTAGCTATAATTCATTAGTTGGAATAACAGGTTATCACAATATACTTAGAAGCACCGATTACCACACGATAGGTTTTTTAAATGGTCAAGCAGATTTTGAGAGTATAGGGTGGTATTGGCAAGTTAAGTATTATACATCAGCCAATGTACAAATAGGAAGCACAGCCGAGCTTATAAATGATAATTCAGCAGGTGGTGCTAAACCTAATTCAGCAGGTGGTGAGGTAAATACAGATAATGAAAGATTAATCTACTTTGGATGTGGTCCTGCTAATCTACAAGCACAGGACATAACAGCAGCAAGACCCTCTAATTTTACCGATTGGGCATACTACTCAATTCAAGCATTTGACCTTCCTCTGGGGTCAGAAGACCCTGCACCTGCAACAAAATCAGCATTATATTATTTTGTAAGAAATGATGATAACTGTAAAGGGTTTGATATAAGGAGGTTAGGATGGCGTAATAGTTTGGGTTGTTGGGATTACTTTAATTTCACTAAAAAATCTACACAGACATTAAAAATAGAAAGAGATAATTACCAAACTATGATAGGTAATTTTAGTGATGCTATTTATTCTTATAATAATTTCGAAGGTGGTAAAAAAGTTAGTAGAACATCAGCAGTATTATCAGAAACACTTAATACAGATTGGATAACAGAAGATGAAGCTGTGCTATTAGAAAGTCTAATGAAAGCAACAAAGGTTCAAATAATCGCAAATGATTATACTACATATACTGTGCCTGTTTTGATCAAGGACAGCACCTTTGTTAAAAAGACAGATGTAAACGATAGATTAAAAATACAATATACTATAAAGATAGAATATGCTAATCCTATTAATACCAACTCTTAATGAATGTTAGATTACTTACATATAGACCAACACTAACAGCTTCAGGTGTTTATATTAATAACGGCTCTGGCTATCCTGTTTCACCTAATGCCACAGTAATAGTCGTAGATGGTGCTAGTGCTGAAACCTTATTTGATGAATATCAAGGTGCAGGAAGGGCAACTTTAGTTGATGCTTCAGGTGCAATATATGGTACTATTAAAAGCGTAAATAGTTCTACAGGTATTACTCTATATAGCTTAGAAATAGCTTTAGCAGATGATGCTCAATTATATTATTATCCTTTAGAGGGTTATGAATTAGAATTACAGGAAGCACCTAATATCTCAGTCAATTTTCAGTTCTCAGATATTAAAGAACCTGAAACAAGAAAGGGTAGCTATACTCAAACATTTAAATTACCATTTACAGATGCTAATAATAAATTCTTCCAAAATTGGTATAATGTAAATCTAAGTACATTAGTATTTAGCACCAAGACAAAATTTAGTGCTACCTTATTTGTAGGAACAGTACCACAGTTTGAAGGGTATATTCAGCTAAAGGCAGTATATCAAAAAGCACAATATTATGAAGTTGTATTGATGTCAAACACATCAGATCTATTTAGCGTTATAGGGGAAAAGAAATTAAAGCACGTATTTAAAAATAGTGACGAAAGCTATAGTGCAGAATTAAATCATACTTTTACTTATGAAAATATCAAGAAGTCGTGGGATGGTGACAATAGTTCTTTTGTAAATATAGATGGTGTAGCTTTAAGAGATACTGATGTTGATGTTCAAAAGGTTATGTACCCACTATCGGTAACAGAAGAAAAATTCTTTTTTAGGGCAGGTGACCCTCGCTACTTAAATATGACTGATAGTGATATTGCAGGATATATAGATGGAACGCAAGCGTGGGCTATTCAATCAGGATATAGTTCAGCAGCTAATTATATGGTAAACATAAATCAACTTAGACCTGCAATACAATTAAAGACATTATTCAAGTTGATATTTGCAAGAGCAGGATTCTCTTATACATCAACATTTATAGATGGTGATTATTTTGGAAAACTATATACTACTACAGGAAATAAATTACCAACATCAAATTTACCAACAAAGATTAGCGAAGGAGCATTGCCAGGTGGTTATTTATATGCTAAACAAGAAACTGAGGGTCAAAGGTGGCGTAATACAGAAAATTATGTCTTTCAAAGTGTTGCTGCTGATGCAGAAACCCCAGAAGAACTATTTTGGGAATGTGATACAGATGTAGAAGATGATTCAGGTGTATGGAATACATCTACAAATACATTAACGAAGTTAAGCCATACTATGAATTGGATTCAGTTTATTTCTAGAGGTTATTTGAGAAATGCTAGACCAGCAGGAATGCCCTTTAATTCAGACATACCCATTCAAATAATAGCAGTAGCAGCAGATAACACAAATGAGGAATTCGGAAGTACAACTGTTACTCTTAATAATAACGGAACAAGTGGTAATAGCACAGGTATTGTTGCATATGTTGATTTATCGAATGCTAATGTTGGTCAGGAAATAAGATTCAAAATAGTAGCACCTGCTATGTGTAGTAACGTAGCTAATGTATCAGAGTATGTGCCTGTTGTAGCTCTTCAGGGATGGAGTTCATTCATAGACACCAGCAGAATGAAATCAGATTGGCTTCCATTTAATCCAACTCAATATGATAAAGAGGTTTTAATACCTGAATGTATTGATGATACTATAACGCAAAAAGCATTTTTAAAGGATATTATAGAAAGGTTTAATTTAATCTTTTTAACTGACCCTGATGATGCTTCTAATATAATAATAGAAACTTATGATGATTATCTATCTCAATCAAGTATAAAAGATTGGACTAAAAAATTAGATATACTAAAAGAGATCGTGGTAAAAGATACTACAACATTACAGAAAAGCGTTGTTAATTTAAGCGACTTAGAAGATGTTGATTTAATGAATAAATCTATCGCAGAAGTAGCACCATCTTTAAATGTATACGGTAAATACTATAATGATAGAGTTAATAATGATTTCGCTTCAGGAGAATTTAAGAACAGTCCTGTTTTTTCTCCATATATAAGTCAGCAAGTGTTTAAAGATGCAGCAGCAGATGGAACACATTTAGCAAATGTAATAGCACAATATGAAATAAGCTATGAAGAAACAGATGAAGGAACAGAAGCTGCTTTAGAAGAAACTAAACCTAAACTATTCTATTATTTTGGTAAAGAAACAACTATCAAAGATTGGTCAGATAATACACGCACCATAAATCTACACGAAAGAAACCCAACTACAGGGGTAATAGTAGCTAAGGGGTTTACAGAATATCCTGTATGTTCGGTTTATGATATAAATACTAATGCAGCTTCACCCTATACTGAATATGAATTAGACCCAACAAATAGATCTTTATTATGGAATTTTGCACCTCCTCAATGTGGTAACATTACTGTATTTAATTATACATCAGGCGACCCAAGTTGGCAAAAAAACTCTTTATACTTTAGATACTGGCGACAATACCTAGAAGGTCTATATGGTGCTGATAGTAGAATAATGGAAGCGTATTTTAATCTGGATGAGGTTGATATATTTAACTTTAAATTCAATGATGAGATATTTGTAAAAGATACATATTGGAGAATTATAAACATACATAATTATCAGGTAGGTGCTAAAGCATCAACTAGGGTTACATTATTAAAAGTTGTAAATAGTGTTCCTAGTTCTGAAGAAGGGTATTTAAACTGCCCTTATGTTATTGGTGGTACAGAAGCTGATGGCTTCTTACCTGCAGGACCATACTATTGGTTTTGTTCATCTGATATAGCTGTAGAAGACTGTACAGCAGGAACAGGTGCAGATGCAGCCCAAAGCTATCTAATCCCTGAAGAATGCTGTATTGATTTAGGTGGACAGCCTGACTATTCAATTGAAGGAATGTGGGGTTATTGTTTAGCAAATGCAGGTAGTTCTCCTGTGGGTTTATATCAATTAGATTTACCTATTACATTAACAGGACAAGCAGGTTTAAAATCATTTATGCAAGGTAAATTAGGAAACTTAAATTTACCACTTTCATCAGGTGCAAATAGGGGGAAATTTACTCAATCACTTTTACCAAGATTTGGTGATGACATAATGATTAAATATAAAACCCTATTATCTATAAAGCCACAAGTAGATGGAGAATCACATAGAATGGTTTTAATGGGAAATACAGAAGGTAATACAAGGGGTTATGCTTATCCTGAAAATGCACCTAATACACCTGCATTTACATTACCTAGTGATGCTAATGTAATGATACAAGTAAAGGGAATATCTACAGTAATAGGTGGCACAAGTTCTACTTATGTTGTGGGTATAACTGAAAGTTTTGCTTATCACACAGCATTTAAAGTTATGGGTAGTAAGGTTACACAAATAGGAACAGCAGGTGGTGTCGTAGATTGGTCTTTAAAAGAATCAAGTGTTTCTACTACATCTACATTATATATTGCTCAAAGTGCAACTACAGGTGGTATTGATTTTGGATTAGATGATAGTCAAACAGATACTAAAAGGTCTTGGACATTAGTAGTAGATCTCACAGTCCAGAATGTAGAGAATCTAAGATTACCATTTGGAACTGATTGGGCATTATACCAAAATGGACACGCTATACAATTAATGAATTACGAATACTTAATATGGAATTAAAAAAATATATAGAAGCAACAGCAAAGATCATAATACCATCTATTGACCATTTACAGTTAGTAGAATATAAGGGAAGGGAATTAGACTTTGCCTATGGTATGGAAGAATATCACACAAGTTTTAGAAGAATGTTTAAACAATTAATACGATTAATATGCCGATAGACAAGATAATAAGGATAGATTTAGATGGCAGACCTGCAATAAATGAATTAAAAAAGGTCAGGGGTGAAGTAGATATAACTTATGCTGAATTAAGAAGAACAACGCCTATTGAATTAGATGGTGGTAAAGCTACATCAGAATTAAAAAAAGTAGCTGCTGAAACAAAGAAAACCACAAAGGGTACTAAAGAAATAGGTAAGGCTGCTGAAGGCTCTTCAAAGGGGTTTAGCATTTTAGATACAGCAGTTAAGGGTGTTGGATTATCCTTAAAAGCTATGGGTATTGGTTTGGTAATATCAGCATTTGTAGCATTACAACAGGCGCTATCTAAAAATCAGAAGGTAATGGACGCTGTTAATGTTGTATTAGAAACTATTAGTATTACATTTCAAAATATAGTTAATACAGTAGTAGACAACGGCACAAAGGTAGTTGACTTTTTTCAAAAGGTGGGAGGTGGAATTACTAAATTTTTCAAAAAAGATTTAGATGGATTAACCTCAGCGTATGAAGAAAATAATGAACAAACTGAATCAGCTATTCAAAGAAATATAAGATTAGGAAAAGAAATTGTTAAATTAAGAAATGAGGTAAAACTAGCAGAAGCAGAACAAAGAAAATTACAGCTAACATATCAAAAAGACGCTGAATTACAAAGACAGATTAGAGATGATGTGAGTTTAACTGTAGAAGAAAGAATAGCAGCAAACGAAGAATTGGGAAGGATATTAGAAAAACAGTTTCAGGATGAAAAACTTTTAGCAGACAAAAAGGTAGAATTAGCAGAAAAAGAATTGGCTAAAAATAAAGATAATGTAGATTTACAAGTTGCATTAACTAATGCACAAACTGAATTGGTAGATTTACAAGAAAGGATAGTTGGGCAAAGGTCTGAACAACTAATCAATGAAACAACATTGAACAAAGAATTTCAAGATGCAAATAAAGAAACTGCTGTAGTATTGCAAACAACAGGTCAAGAAAGGGTAAGTACAGAAGAAGAAATAGGTAAGAGGATGATTGCTGTTAGGAAAAAAACTAATAAAGATTTAAATGATGCAACTAAAGCAGCAGCAAAGTTAGATGTAAAAACAGAAAAACTAGCAGCAGATCAAAAGTTAAATATAGTAGCTAATACTATGGGACAATTAGCTTCTGTATTTGGTGAAGAAAGTAAAGCAGGTAAAGCATTAGCAATAGGGCAAACCTTAATCAGTACATATACAGCAGCAGCAGCAGCTTTAAAACCACCCCCTGAAGGTGCAGGACCAATTTGGGGTATTCCTGTAGCAGCAGGTGCAGTATTATCAGGTCTGATGAATGTTAAAAAAATTACAGCAACTAAATTGCCTTATGGTGGAGATAGTGGTGGTGGTGGTGGAAGTGCAGCAGGCTCAGTTCCCCCTATGCCATCAGGAATAGGTGGTGAAGGACTTGTACCTAATTTAGAAGGAATAGAACCTACAGCATTAGGAGAACCACAACCTGTACAAGCATATGTAGTAGAAAACGATATTTCTAATGCTCAGGCATTACAACAAGAACTAGATGTTCAAGCTACATTATAAACAAAAAGAAACAATTTATATTTATTAGTGTTATGGCGAAAAAGAAAAAACTTATAGAATTAATAATAGATGAAACTGCTGATATGTTTGGCGTTGATGCTATTTCCGTTGTTAAATTTCCTGCGATTGAGGAAAACTTTGTATTCTTCAATAATGACTTTTTATCATTAGCAAAAGCAGATGAAGAAAAAAAACAATTAATTGGTGCTATTTTGATCCCAGATAAAAAGATACCAAGACTAGACAAGGAAACAAACGAGGAATACGATGTATTCTTTACTAAAGAAACGATTAAACAAGCACAGAAGCTATTTATGGCTAGTTTAAACAACAATAATCACACCCTTGAGCATAATGAACCATTAAAGGGTTTGACTGTCGTAGAATCGTGGATTAAAGAAAACAAGAAGTACGACAAATCTAATATGTATGGTTTTAACCTTCCAATAGGAACTTGGTTTGTACAAGTAAGTGCAGAAAACAATCCTGAAATATGGGAAGCTATCAAAAACAAGGAAGTTCGTGGCTTCAGCATAGAAGGCTACTTTACAGATAAACTAATTGAAGCATCTAAAGAAAAAGATATATTAGATGAAGTTTGCGAAGATTGTCCTGATGAAGTAATGATGGGTAAAATAAAAGATGTAATTCTACAAAATGAATTAAGACCTGTAGGTGCTTTAGATGGTGAGCCATTATTTAGAACAAAAGAAGAAGCTGATTTATATGCTGAAATGTTTAAAGGTTGCTCTGGTTCTCATTCACATAATGTAGATGGAGTAAAATTATTTATGCCTTGTGATGACCACGCTTCAGCTACAATGCGAGAAGAACACGCTGAAACAGGAAGAAAAAAAAGAAAGCGAAAGTATAAGATGTTAGAATATGTTGCTTATGCTAAAAGAAAAGCTATGCTGAAGTATTCGTGGGATGATTGTATGAGAGATCAAATGAAGGAATACGGCAATAAAGAAACTGCTGCTAAAGTCTGTGCAGCTATTAAAAACAGAACAGTAAAACGATAGGAAAATAAACAACACTAACCCTTTTATATTTATTAATGTTATGGGAACTCTAGAAAAAATTTTAAATATCTTAAAAATGAAAAATGAACCTAAATCTTATAGCGTAAAAATGTACGCTGAAATGAAGTTAGATGATGGTCGTGTAATTGCTACAGAAGATGAGCAATTTATGATTGGGTCTAAGGTCTTTGCCGTATCTGATGATGGCGAAGCAGAAGCATTGGAAGCAGGAAGCTATACAATGGAAAATGGCAATAAATTAACTATTGGTGATTCATCTGAAATTCTTGACTTAGGTGAAGAAAAAGAAGCTGAAGATGTTGAAGCATCTGAAGAAGAACTTTCTGAAGAAGTTACTGAAGAATCTAAAGAAGAATTAGCTGAAGATGATGAAGCTGATGTTGAAGATTGGGCAGGAATGGAAAAGAGAATTAAAAACTTGGAAGATGCAGTAGCTGATTTAAAAGCTGATAAAGTAGAAGCATCTGCTGAAGTATCTGAAGATGTTGAAGAAGATAAAACAGAAATGTCTAAAGAGGTTATAGGGGAACTTATGACACAAGTTGAAGAACTACAAAGTAAAATAGTAGAATTAAGTGGCGAACCTGCTACGGAAGGTATTAAATACAATCCTGAAGGTTCTAATTTTAATTCAACTATTGATTTAAAGAAACTGTCTGTAAGTGAAAGGACAGCATATTACATTAACAATAAAAACTAAAAAAAAATGGCAAATAAAATTCAATTATCTAAAAAGCGTGAATTTGACATAGATATTCAAGGGGATACTTATGCAGGTATACACGCAATGCCTTATGTTACTGCTGCCTTGAGAAGTCCTGACACAGTAGCTAAAGGTTATGTTAGAACAATGGATGGTCTAACAAAAAGTGCAGTAATTAACAATATAGCTTCTACGAATCCTATTGTAGCAGCAGCGTGTTCTTTTAGTGATGGTTCAAATGTATCCACTACTGAGCAAGTTCTTTCATTAACTGATTTAAAAGTAAATGAAGAAATTTGCAGAGGTTCAGTTTTCCCTACTTGGATGGGACAAGGAATGGATAGAAACGGCAATCTACCACAAACTTTTTCTGATTTCTTATTAAAGGTTGTTGCAGGAAAAGCAGCAGCACAATTAGAGATAGGTATATGGCAAGGTACTTCACCTTTCGGAACAGGTTTCTTATCAGATGATGGAACTCAAGATGAAACAGGTGCAGATGCAAGTGCTATGAAAGATTTTAGTGAAGTAGATTTCGCTGATGCTTTAGCTGCTTCAGATATTCTTACTGATATGGCTTCTGTTTATAATAAAGCTGCTTCTGATATTTCAGGAATACTTACTAAACCAGGTGCAGGTTTTTATATGAATAATAAAACTTATGGTTTCTATATTCAAGCATTAGCAGCAGCAGGAACAAATGGTGGTCAAACATCAGGGTTTGGATTTGACAACAATGCAGATAACATTACTTACTTTGGCTACCCAATTTACAGATGCCCAGGAATGTTTAATGACACTATCGTATTTACTTATCCTGAGAATTTAGTATTTGGAACTAACTTAGCAACGGACTGGACTGAAGCAAGATTGATCCCAACGTACGAATACGATGGAAGCGACAACGTAAGAGTTACTATGAACTTTGCGATAGGAGTACAAACGGCAGTAGCAACAGATGGTGTATATGGTTCAACTGTTTGGACTTAATAGATACTTTAAATGGGG